TTGCACCCGTAAATACGGTTATTCTGAGAATCCGTAAGAAAGTCCGAGCCAAGAGGGTACACAGCATGTCCAACAAAAGACAGAGATCAAACAGTGGTACAGCAGTTCAACGCAGAGCCAAAAGGCCAATCGACAAGCATTTTGCGAATATATCGACCGCAGCATTAGGTGCTGCACAGTCAAGCACTGTAGTCCTTGCTAGTATGACCTATCCTGGAACGATCACCGGTCTACGATGGGATGTAAACTTCCAAAGAAACGCTGGAGCCAATGCGGCTGCAGAATACAAATGGGCCATCGTTTTGTTGCCTCAGAACACAACAGCTAGCACTCTCACACAAACAGCTAGCTCTTCACTATACGATCCTGAACAGAACGTCTTGGTTTACGGAGCAGGTATTTCATGGAATATCGGGGACCCTCCTATGAAATTCACCGGGGAGACAAGTACAATGAGAAAGCTCAAGACAGGTGATCAAATCGTGTTTTTAATGATAGGTACCAACACAAATACACACCTGGTTAGTGGTACCACGATGTTCTTTGTTAAATCCTAATATACTTCAACCTTCGTCTCTTTAATGTCCTTATTGGATGTCTTGCACAAGACATCGCGGCTTGTAGCTGTATGGATTGTTGATGAAGAACTCTATGGATCCACTTCGGCATCCGGTTTTTTACTTTTTTTGCTCACGTGAAAACGCAGGGACGTGAAAAGATGGCAACTACGGAAAGGAAAATAATAACCTGGCAACAGACAGTAGACGACGGATCAGTGGGGTGGGGCTGGGCCAAGATTATCCACCGATTTGACAGACCCGGACGCTTCAGAGTAAACAGGATCGACATAGTCACTGAATCTAAAACAGGTACCGCAGCAGCAACAGCATACGATTGCGTTGTGGCATTGATGTTGGTTCCAGAAGGACAGCGAGCAGCTGCACCGGATCACTTTCTTGACTATGGAGACACTAGTATAAGGAACCTGTTTAAGAGCGATGGTGCCGACAATTGCATGTGGTGGGGTCAGTGGACAGGTACCCCAAGACAGACTGTAACGACAGCAGGCTATACAGCCTACGGTAGTCCATGCAGACACATTAGTAGCAAAGGAGAGAAGTTTCGTTGGCATGATTACCAAACCGGAGACGAGTTACAGTGGTGGGAGTCGACTTCCAATCCTGCCCGGAATGGGGGAGAGTATCAGATTATACTTGATTACAACTCTTGAGTAAAAAGAGTTTAAAACGTTCTTGGGTTTTTTTTTGCGCGTGTAATTTGATGGGGAACACAAGGGATGACGAGTTCGACCGCTACTTTATCGGCACGGATAAGACTTGGAGCGAGCCCGGTGCTGACGATGGAGAGAACATACTACTTGCTGTCTTTGACCGGCCTCAACGGATTCGCTTTCGTAGAGTGGTGGTAACAGCGCTTAACGACGAAGTGGAGAGCGATGGCTTCTCCGGCGTTCTAACAGCTACACTTGTGTATAGACAACAAGGTTTAAGTGCCCCAAGTAATGTCCCAAGATTGGCAGCAACCGTGTGGGACGTTTTCGATCCGGCGTCTAATGTCATATGGTGGGATATGATGCCGCTTCAGCCATTGCACAATGTCAGTGTTGCAGGATCGACGCCAAGCCCAAATAGTTATCACAATGAATGGTATGGCGACGAAGAAGTTATCAAAGTGGCTGCCGGTGACGAACTTTGGTGGTGCCTGAGTGGTATTGGAGGAGATCAACTAATCCGCTTTGTAGCAGGAGTGGATATTAGTATCGTAGGTTGAAGTGAATACATACCTGTTAACTTTACAACGCTGTGCTTAATACAAGAGATATTATCCCACTTTATGGTACTGTCAAAAGTTTACAATACCTGTGCGGGGGTTTTTTCTGGGAGCTGCGGGAAAGAGAAGCTCTTCGTGTTTCTTTTCGTGGGGGGTCTTGTCTAGAGGGGGGGGGGGTATAACTTGAGGTGTTGTCGCTGCTTAGACCCTCGGAATGGCGAGATCTCTATTACTCCCCCTGGGGTGTAAAGAGGTTAGATCGGTTCCTACTGCTGAGAACCGTGCGATATGTCACAGAATAATGCCAGTGTGCAGTTGACAGAACCTCTATTAAGTAAGACAACAAAGAGTTTAAAGGAAGCCTTTCGTTTATTTACGTTAAACCTTTTCAAGAGTGCGGAAAACATCAATCTTTTCACCTTCAGGAATTTCAACAACGATAAAACGAGCCATGAGGGCAGTGAAAACTTCGGAATGGCATGACTTCCAATAACACCCTTCAGGGGATTTGTTCGAGAGTATTATAACCGGGGGATTATCGTGTTTGATGGTACCAGCACCTTTCTGATTCAAGAACATGTCCGATCCTTGAACAAACTCATTGAGAAACTGCATAGTAAAATCAGCATTGAACTCATCGCAGACAACCAAATCGAAGCGACCGGATTCGTATCCACAGACGAACTTAGTCTTGGGAAGGTGGAACACCGAAAGATACTTGGTAAGTTCGCGCACCAAGTGGGTTTTACCAGCGTCCGGAAATCTCGACCAGATGTAGAGTTGCTTCTGTTTAAACTCACGGGGTTGTTTAATGTTGTCGAGGATCCACTTCGCAATAGTGTAATTGGCGGTAGAGGTATCGACGTCGGTGAGATCAACTCCAGGCCATTGTAACTTGGCGAGAGCCATACGTTTGGTACGATGCCAAGCCGCATAGTCCTCGATCTTGCGTTTATTCTGGAGAACGTAACCAGGATCGAACGTATCGATGTCATCGAGAGTGTCGCCGGAGGCAAGCTTCTCGGCGACTTGGAAAGCCTTCGTCTTCGACGGATCACCACGAGAGACGGCAGTTGACTTCTTGTTCAGCTGCTGGCTAATGTAGAGCGCCGGATCGAAACCATCCGAAACGTAGGAGCCGTCCTTGATAACGTATTGGACGACTTTCAGGTTATTCCGAGCCGCTTGGTAATTACCATGTTTACCAGCGAAGGCGTCAATCCATTTGGCACCAATCTTATTAGACTGTTTAGTCCAGGCAACGAAGGCGTGAAGATGAACACCAGCGGTGTCATTGTGGTTCTCACACGAGACAACGGCGTAGTCGAACGTAGGCATAGCTTTCAACTTGGCGAGTACGACTTCCTTCGGCGTGGTACACTGGGGCCAAGTAAAGAACATATACTTGGCCTGCAGACGAAAGGCATCACGGGCACGGGCATCCAGAGGAGTGTGATCAGCATCAGAAACAGGGACCTCCAAGTCAATAATTTCAATGTCGTTTAATCGATCGGAAACGGCAATGTCGTTTTGTGAATCGGTCCCTGAGACTTGTAAGAAAAGTAGTTGGAAAGTTCAACTTACCGAGAAAAAGTTCTTGGGATAAAACGGCATTCTGCCGTTGCAGTGCCGTACGTGCCATGAGTTCGGTGAAGGAGAGGTCTTCACTGTCTTCACTGGACGAAGCGAGGTGAGGTCCAGAAAATTCTTCAGTCGAAGCAGTACTCATAGAACTCTTGAACGGTTAGTTTACGTCACACTACGTGTTCACATACAAAGCCTTCAGCGTCAGAAGACGAGCTGTGTCCAGCTTCAGTATCCAGGTAGGCGTTGATGTCGAGGAAGGGTCTTGGGTTCATTCTTGAGAAGTGGGTGGTGGGACTGACCGACGTAATATTATTGTGTCGGTCAGGCCCACTTTCGGACTTATAAAGCAAACGGCAAAATAATATTGATAAAACCTATGGCTAAGAACGCAGGACCAAAATATTCGGTGTTTAACAGTCCAGAAGCTACTTCTGTTGTTCGTGGTAGTAAGCGAAGCATATAAATTTTTTTCGGTCGAGGAGTGTGAGTTCACAAGAAAGTTCTCGGTATTTTTTTGCACCCGTAAATACGGTTATTCTGAGAATCCGTAAGAAAGTCCGAGCCAAGAGGGTACACAGCATGTCCAACAAAAGACAGAGATCAAACAGTGGTACAGCAGTTCAACGCAGAGCCAA